CTTTAGGGGCCCGTGGTGGCAATTGCCATCACGGGAGGACTATACGGCACAAGTGCAAGGCTCGGATTATTTCTCCGATCTTCATCAATCAACCGGGCCGCAGCCTTTTGAAGGGCCACGACTCGGGCGAACTGATCCTTGATCTGTGGTCTAGCTTTCCAATCAATGGAAGCCAGATCCGCCAGACCAAGGAGGTCGAAAACGATAGCTCCGGGTCTCTCAGCCTCTTCGGGATTAACAATCCCGTAAAGGTTAAGAGACGCAGAGTAGTCGGCATTTAAGCCAGCTACGCATTTCCGTCCGTAAATCCAAAAGCCAGGTGAAACCATGGTTAGGGGGACTGAAAGAATCCCCGCAACCAGAGTTGGGCCATGCAAGCAAGGTGTCTTCATCCAATTAAGGATAAAGTACAACAAGTTTGCTCGGCCCGCCTCTGCTACATCGGTCATATCTTGTTCAACGAGGGCTTTAAAACCCAAGATGACATAAGATAAGGCAGACCCCATCGGGAGTTTGGTAATCTCAGTGAACCATTGCTCTGCGAAAGCAGTAACATGGCGTGAGTTACGTAATAACCCTGATGGGCCGATGACAGTTGCAAGCATCAATGCCAGTAGATCAGTCCGGATTTTAGGCCGGATCGATTTAAGGGCAGAAAATGCATCTTTCAACTGACTAGGGAAAATGAGAAATCCCCTTTGGTACAAGGTAAGGACAAGGACTGAGAAAAGGTAGTTATTCCGCACCGAAGCCAAGATTAATCCTGGCCCAAGAGCAGATAGCTCCCCTCTCGTCCCTGAAACCCACCTCTTAGCGAATTCTAGTAGACCTGTCTCCGAGACGATTGATTTCGTCAAGTTGATAGGAACTCCAAGATGTCGCATCAGTGATAGGTAATGGTCCGCTACCGCTTTATCGGCAATGACTAAGTCATCACCGAGAAGAGCGTAGTAAGGAAACCAGGATCTCCACCCCGCTCGGTATGCCGCCAACTGGACCACAATGTGGTGACAGATAGCAAGCATGGCCCAAGAAGAGTAGGCACCCATCGGTTGTCCTACTGCGTAGCGTACATTCGTACCTTGGAACAACCAGTCCCGATCAAGCAAGGCTGACCAGAAATAAGCAATCACAGGTCCAAAAAGGATCGTGAGAACTTGAGTCTGATAAGCTTTGGGTAACCGGTCTGTAGCAGCTGAGAGATCGAAAGAAAAGGAAGGTGAACCGAGCTGTAACCTAGGTAGAACCCAATTTTGAATGGGCCGCCATTGATCGAAAGTTCCATCCTGAGGGATTTCTCCCAAAGTTTTGAACAGACAATCATGGATTGGCCTAAACATAAGTTGAGTCCACCAATCGGTAATAGCAATGATTCGGACCTTCCCTGCCCCTTCTTTAAGGGCGACAAGTCGCCCTAGAATAGTGGGCATTTTGACTCTCAATGCAAACATGATCGGAAGCATAGGAATCGTGGCTAGTTGGATGAATAAGAACCAGCACAGGGCAGCAAGGTTACCGGTAATGAGCATGTAAACAACCATTTCGAACCACTTTCGTGGATTGAATAGGAAGGCTACACAATCAGGACCAGAAAACCAAGTCGCCTTGGGCCCGTTTGGGCCCGCTGACTCTGAAACACTCCACCGTAACGAACCTAATTTCCCTACTTTAAACCAGGCTACAACCTTACCCAGCTCGATGATATCGAGCAATGGAGAGACACCAGTGAAGGGACCAGTAATGGTCTCTAAATTGGCTCTCGCTGTAAAGTTAATAACCCGGTAGAAAGAAAGGATAGTTAGAACAGCTCGCAGGACAAGTGTATTTCGGTAACCACCCTCGAATTTAAACGCGAGGATGGCCAATCGAAGCACACCTGGAATGATCGTTGGAAGACCTGCTCTACTAACCCGAACTTCCACGCCAGCCTTTTGGGCTGTCACGGGACTCGAGTTAATAAAGCCAAGCACGATCCGAACGCACTCCTTAAGGTAGAGGACGAGGAACTTTTTCCCCGACTTCCGCCACAAGAATTGCATTCGAGTCGCTAGCAATCTGAAAGCACTTGTGTCCTTCATCCCTAGCGACAGCACAGTCAAGAGGGTCATCGAAAGGATTTCTCCGATCGTAACCCACTTTCTGTTTCTAATGGCAGCCGAAATATTCTTAATTGAATAGAATAGGTTCGCTTTAGAAAGTAAGAGTTGCCAAAATGCATCTCTTGCTGCCGTCGCAAACGGGGTAGGGTGCGAGCCTTCCGCTTGCGCCCCGGCTACCAACACGAGGTAGG